AATTTTTTTACTCCAGTTCTAATTGCATCTTCAGCATCATCAGAACCTTTTTTTATTTTCATTTTAAACTTGTGAAGTTTAACTGCAGTTGATTCACCTTTAGTTAGTTTAGGTGCAACAGATTTAATAATAGCTCCCATTCCTTTAGTCCATAAGGTCATAGTGCTCCTTAAGCTTTTGATGCGCCTTTAGATTCATCTCTTCTAGATGTAAGGCTTTGAGTTTTTGTAGACTCAGCGCCGTCTCTTTCACCTAAAGATTCGTCTAGTTTATCATTAGAAGTCTGTGTTTTTTCAGCCTTCTTGTATGGGAATCTTACTTTGTAGGGTCTTGATCCGAAATCATTTCTCATAATTTTCTCCTTAATTATTTATATTGATTTTAAGCGCTTATGTCTAGTTTATTTTTGTCGTTTATACCGACTGTAAATTAACTGCTGAAGGTCCTTTTTCACCAATCTCAACTTCAAATGTTAGCGCATCGCCTTCATTTAACTCTAAGTTTGCAGTTCTAGCAGCTGACGAATGTACAAAAACATCTTTTTCTTTGTCATCACGTGCTATAAATCCATAACCTTTGGTTGTATTAAACCATTTTACTTTTCCGTTTATACTCATTTTTCCTCCTTTCTTTTTCTTATTTTTTACCACCACGAAATATTTGTGTACCTTTTATACCAAATATGCTCGCGCATACTAAAATCCATAAATTCGTAAACCACGACGGGAGTGCTTTGAAATGTTCGAAGAAAAGATTTATCTTAGTCATAGCCGCCGGATCATCTGACCAGACTCCCCAGGCAAGTACCACAATTGGCAATGTGAGAATCGCTAAAACGACCTCGTCCTTATAATCTTTGTCTCTCGATTCTAAAAGTTTGCCCTGGTAAGTTTCCTCGCCGCTGGCCATCTTTTGCGCATGCATGTGTTGTGCATCAGCCATAGCCATCTTTGTCTCTTGACGCTTTTTGTAAATGTGAGTCCCAGCGTTAAGAGCTAACTTTATTGCTCCAAACCACATATTAGATCCAAGTAGCTTTTACAGGTTTTCTAGTCTTCGTACCTTTAACAGTTACTGTGTCACCTTGAGCAATATAATTTCTTCCTCTGATACTCGATTTAGATCTTGGATCTAAATGAATATTTTGAGAAGGAATTTTTATATCAACTCCGCCACTAGCGTAACCATCTTTATTTACTCCAACTGGTTTTGTTATTTTCATATTTTTCTCCTACGTTTATATACCCTAACTACGCGGACCTTTCAAGGTTCTAACGTCTTTAGCTTTCATTTTATCTGAAGTTAGCTTAACATCAGCCGATATCAATGATTTCTCAATTGATGTATCTGCTCTTAAATGTGCTAATTCTTCATTTTGTTCAAGTTTTTCTTCAGCAACCTGATGACCTTTTAAAAATTTAGTTTTATCTAAATTGATTCTAGCCTCATCTTCTTTTATCTTACGTTCTTCTTCCATAGCTTTAAGATCAACTTCTCTTTGTTTTAATTTAAGTAATGGATCATGATCAAACTGAGAAGTAATTGTTTTTTCTTCCTTCATAAACTCTTCAGTCATATCTGCAATCAATACTGCTTTTCTAGCTTCTATCTTTTGAGAGATTTGTTGAAACTGTTGTTGAGCTTGAGGATTCTGAGTAGCCTGTTGTTGCAGTTGTGGCAACATTTGCATCTCTTGTTGGAATTCTAATTGAACCTGTTCCTGAGCCATTAAAGAAATGTGCTCTAATACATTTTTCTCTAATGCAGCCGTGATACTTGGATTGTTTCTAACAAAGTTAGTTGCCATAAAAAATAAGTGAGCTGTTACGTGAGCTCTATGGTCTTGACCAGGGAATGCTTGAAAAGGCTTCATACCCAATGCATCAATGTGCTCGATCGCCGGATCTTTAGGTTGATTCGGTGGAGGCGGTGGTAAAATTCTATCAATATCCTTTACACCTATTGCCGTGTACATATTTCTGTACGCCATATACATATTGTGCATTTGTGGATTGGATTGAGCTAATTGTAATTGTGTTTGGGCCATACCTATTCTTTGAGACATTGAAAATATATTAGGGTCCGCAACAGGTAGAATATCTACCTTGTCATCAAAATCCGTTACTTTAACATTTCTTGCAGCACCTACTACATCATAAGGATATTCAGGTGGCAAATACTGAGCAAAGACTTTCGCCAGTAATTTAAATTCTTGTTTAAGACCTACATATAATCTTTTATGGATTGCTGACATTACTCTTGAACCACGTTCTAAAAGAGCGACAGTCGTACCAACAGCGGCCTGTTGATTTCCGTCCCCGACCTGCATGTCAGCAATGGACGCGAATCTTTGTCCTGCTTGAACTACAATTCCCATCAACTGCAATAAAGTCTGTGAGGGTTCTTTGTAAGGTAAAAATACAAATGCATCTTTTAGATTACCGCCCGGAGTGTCAACATCTTTAAATTCTCCAGGTTGTATATTAGCGGCGTCATCTTTTACTCTGACACCTCTTTGTTTAAATCCGGCTGGTAAGTTTGATAAAGTTCCAGCATCTAGTAACTGACGGAGAGCCGCAGTTGCAGTACGACTCAATCCGCCAATCATATGAATGAGTCCAAGACCATAAAATCCTAGTCCAGGCAGAAATTTGAAATGGACAAAATATTGGATTTTTATTTTCTTTGGATCATTGGGCGCAAAGTTTCGTCTAATAGACAAAACTTTCCTACTACCTTCCTCGATTGTTACGATGTAAGGTAATTTTATTCCGGTTGGTTCTCCGTCGGCACCAACATCTTCGAATCCTTCTAGATCTAGATTAACGTGGCATTCTAGAACTGTATACATAGGTTCGACTCTTTGGGATTTTGTAACTCCTTCTACTTCTCTCTCTTTTTCTTTTAACTCATTGGTAATTGTACCTTGAGGTTTAGTGAGTTCAATATCTGAATAAAATCCTGCGACTTGTTGTTTACGCAAGTCATTTTCGGAAATTTTTAATACATGGATGACCGCTTCCGCATCGTCTAATGAGGTAGCCGTATACGGAACAACAAGATCATCTGCAGGAACAAACTTTGAAACAGCTCGTCCCAGTAAATCGTCATAATAAACTTTTTTAAATGTAGAACCTGATAAGGGTAAATAAAATAACATTTGGTCAAACTCAGGTTCGTATTCTTTCATTTGATCCATCAACTGGTAGTTCATGAAATTTTTAACTCTTTGAGACTGTTGCTCTTTCATCGGGTTCGACGCACCCATGACCATGGTTCTTACCGGTCCATCAGCTGGTAATAATTCTTTATAAGCCAGCGCTTGAAACTGCGTAACCGCTTCTGCAAGTACCGGGTGAGTTGCACCAGATGCTCCTTGAAAGGGTTGGGTTCTATTATCATATTTAAATCCTAACAAATCTAAACCAACAATGTAAGCTCTTTCCCAATCTGCACGGGAAGTTTTATATTCTCTGTAATCGTTTTGTAATTGATTACCAATTTTATCTGTTATGTCTTCGGGTAATAAATCATTGAGATTGGCAAACGGATCGCCTTCATCAGGCATGTCAATTTTATTAGGATCAAAATCGATGGTTGCTCCCATCTCATCTTCTGTGATCTCTACTGGTCCTTTAGGTGTCTCTTCCTGTAAGTTAACGATCTCTGCAACTTCTTCGTCGGGTCGTTTAACGTTAGGGAGACCTTTATCGATATCTGCCATATTTATTCTCCTGTATTGGTTTATCTTGTTTTTTATCTTTAAGCAACCCTTTAGGATCAGGTCCTCTTAAAGGTGGAATAGACTTCCATTTAACATATTTCATGTTTTTTACAAGTGTTGGATTTTCTTTAGTCATAATACTTTTTCATTAGTCCAGCTAGTCCGCCGCCTGCATAATAACCTTTATAATCCTTAGCTGCATAATCTTCTACCGCTTGTTCTTGCTTATCTCCTTCTAAAGTAGATATTCTATCTGATTCTTTCATCATACCTTTAGTTCTCTTTTTTAAAAGATCAACTGCAGTAATTCCTACTCCCAATGGTCCTAAAAATCTTTGTGCTCCACCTAGACCAAGAACTTTTTGTGCTAAAGGACTTTTAGTAATCTTAGAAACATTTTCTTTAAATAAACTTGGAAATGCTAATTCCATTCCTGTTAATGGATGAGTAACTGCTTCTGTTAAACTCTTACCTTTCTTTAATTCATCAGAAATATTCCAACTAGCCCAAAGTGGACCGGTTAGTGGTGTTCCTAAAGTCCTAAACGCTTTTCCTAAAATATTTCTTCCTTTTTTAGTTGTAGCAGCCGCTCCTGTTGCCGCTCCTCCTGTTAACCATGGATGTTCAATCGGCCAACTTTTAGCTTTGTCTACTACGCCTGTTTCGGCTGCTTCAGCAGGCGATGTTAAAAAATTTAATGCTGCTCCTCCAGCAAGAATCGGAACCGCAAACTTTCCTCCTCCTTTTACAGAAGGCATTCTTAATTTAATAAAATTATACCCTTCATTTACTTTTCCTTTTTGAAATAAATCAATTACTTTAAATGCATTGGGTTGAATTCTTTTGATTGTTTCTAATTCAGACTTGGTTGTCGTGTCCGCAACACTTTTAAAAAAAGTTTTAAAACTATCTTCTATTTTTTTAGGCTCTATCAGCCCTTTTAAATTTGTTTCTTTAACAATGCCATTTTTAATAGAATAATTAGGTAAATCTTTTCTATCTAAATTTAGAAATCTTTCACTAGCTTTTGTGTAGATTTTATTTACTACTTCTAAAGCCTCGTCGGCTAGACCCCTTTCATTATTTTTAATTGCAGCTTGAGCTGTTCTTAAATAATCTTTAACATCTCTATATAAATTAGATTTTGCGCCCATTTCTTTAAAATTATATCTTCGAGTTGCTATGTCTACTTTTCGCAGTGCTTCTGAATCCCCAATAATATCTCCTGGAGTTATTCCTTGAATATGTTCATAACTAGGTTTTAAAAATTTCGGAAATCTAAGATCTAAAGATCCTTTGACCGTCTCCATGTTTAAAAATTTTAAAAGCTCTGTATCTAATTTACGAACACTAAACTCACCAGATTTTTTAAAGTATTTTATATTTTGAGAAATACTTGGATCTTTTGCTGCTAATCTTTTTTGTTGTTCTTCATATATTCTAAAAGTTTCACCAAGAGTTCTTTTATAACCTAAAGTTTTTTCCGCTTGTCCTAAAAGAGATTCTTTTTTATTAATAATGCCTTTTTTATCTAAAGAGTCTCTGAATCGTACTAATTGTGTATAAAGAGACATTCCTTTTTTACTTGTAATTTCTCTACCTGAAATTTCTCGTGTCATTTGAGCAATGGTTTTTGTTTTATAGTTTTTTTTAAATTTATTTTGATCTTTAATAGATAATTTCGTAGGAGCAGACCCACCCATCTCAAATACATCAAAATCTAGGTCTTTAATCTCAGCTAAATAATTTTCTATAGCTTTAGCAGAAACTTTCATTTCTTTTCCTAATTTTCTTAAATTAGCTGTATATTTTTCCTTTGGTAAAATTTTATTTTTATCAAATTCTTTAATTTCTTTTTCTAAAATATTTCTTAATGTTTCAACGTTTTTTAAAAATTTAGGGCTCTTTTTAGTAACTTTTAAAATATCTCTTTCCTGTAAAATATTTTTCTCCCTTAAATTATTTATTTCTCTTGTTACATTCATTCTCCCCGTATCTAGTTCAACCGCTATATTTTCATGGCTAATTCCTTGATTATATAAATCTTTTAAAATTTTAACACCCCCTTCTCTTAAACCAGCATACCCGGGCCGTGATCCGTCAACCGTGTTTTGTACTAACTGACCGGCAGATCCACCTTGAGCCATGTTAAACGGTCTTTCTAAATTTTTTCTTTGTAAATACTCTTCATGTGTTTCTTGAGATGGATCAAAATCTTTTAACATCTCATCTTTAAGTGCACCGGGTTCTAGCTCGTTAGCTAAAGGAGCCTGGGCCATGGTTCGTGGTTCTTGGGTCAGGGCACGATTAGCCTTAAACTCAGCTTCCATTGTATTCCAAGTTTCTAATGCTTCTTCAGGCGTTGCATCTTCTTGTCTCATCCATTCATTAGCTAGTTTATGTTTTAAAGGGTTCATTCGCCTAACATTCCTGCAAGACCGCCCGCGGATAACGAAGCACGGCCGCCTGAAGCATTAAGCTTACGATCTTTCATAGCTAAATTTTTTTGTATGTTTTCTAATTCTAGAAGTCCTTGTTCTGTTATTTTAGGGCCAGCTTGTTTTGGTCCAACATCTTTCATAAGTGATTTAGACAGAGTTTCTGCAAACTCTTCAGCAGTTTTTCTATCCATACCTTTAGATACCATCTCTTCGATTATTTTATTTTTATAAGCTATTATACTGTCGTCACCTTTTTTTATACTTCTTGCAGAACTAATAAGTTGTTCAATCATGTCTGTTCTATCTGTTTTTGTTTTTTTAATCATGTTTTTAATCATATCAGGAGCCATGATTCCAGCCTCTGGACTAAATTTATTATACATCGAACGATCTTTTAATAATTTTTCAAACTGTTTAGGATTCATCATTTTTAACATTTCTGCAGGGCTTTTACCGTGTGAACTACCTTTAGTCATAAACTTTAACATTTCTCTAGTTAAACCTTTTCCGGCTTTTAGTCCACCACCTAACCACATCGGAACACGGCCCCCGGATGCCATATCGCCTTCTGGTGTCCAATGTGCCCGCTCTGCTTTTATACTTTCTTTTGCAGTTTTTTTCTTAATTTTACCAGTTGCAAACTTTTCTACTTCATCGAAATTTGATCCATGCTCACCGAATTTTTCATAAGATACATCTTCAAACTTAACGTTTTCTGGATGTCCTCCAGTAAATTCTGCTTCTTCGACCCAGAACTCATCTTTGGTCTTTGTGGGTTTCCCTGTTTTCTCAAATCTTGAGCCCCTTTTTATATTTTCAGCATGTGTGGGCTCAATCCATTCTCCCGCTTTATATTCTAATCTAACCGGTTGACCATGAAGACCATCTTTAAAACCATGTTTACCCATTCCAATATCAACGACAACGTCTCCAGTACCTAAATCCTGTGTTACCAGAACATCGGTTTGTGAATCAGGGAGTTTAGTTTTATGGACAATCTGTCTCTCTGCTTCTGCAAATTTCTTAGTAACATCATCCCCTTCTTTAATAACTTTGTTTACAAAAGGCTTGAACCATAAAGGCATGCCATCAATATTTTTAATTGGGACTGAAGTTAGAACCTTGCTTGATTTAGCAAGCGGTTTTGCCCATTTAAAATATTTACCGATAATAGGAAGAGTAGCCAGAGCTCCTATTCCTTTTAAAATCGTTCTACGTTTGGGATTAAATTTAGTTCCGTCTTTAAAAGGCACTCTAGAATTCTGATCGTCTTCACCGAGCAAATAGTTTAAACCGCTTCCGGTTCTGCCACCATGAGCAAAGTCTTCTGGATCAGGTTTAATATCTCTTTCAAAGATATGATCAGTAACGCTTTCATCATCTACAATTTTTTTTCGATCTGCTTTTGATAAACTTTTATATCGACCTTCACCTTTTAAAACTTTATTAGCTTCTTTCATCGAGTCCATGGGTTTCATTGTTTTTAGATATTTAATAGTACCATCAACACTACCTACTTCTTCTGCAAAAGGTTTACCAAAATCTGTTTTAATAACGTTTTTGCCAGATTGTCTATCTAACATGTTAAATAAATCTTTTGTAATTCCTTGTCCTTCAGGAGAAGTTGCATCTATAACTGGATGTCCAAAAAGAGTTGGTCCTTTAGGCTTGTTCATTTCAAGCATATATTTTATTTCTTGTTCAGACAGCTTATCAAGATCTACACCTTGTTTTTTTGCAGTCATAACATAAGATTGAAATTTTTTGTTAGCTAGCTTTCTAACATCACCACCAATAGACAGAATACCTGATGCTCTACCAGATCCTTTAGCTGCCTCTTTTAATAAAAATTTATAAAGTAAGTTTAATCCTGCCATTAATAATATTCCATCTTCCTAGGCGGTTGTTTTTCGTCCTTATAGTCTTCAGGGTGCTGGATAAATCCGCCCTGCCTGAAGCGCATCACAGCCATAGTCATAGAATCGACTAAGTCGTCATGATCACCATGCGGGAATGCTGCACATTCCTCGATTACCTCTTCTGCAAACTTCTGGTCCGGTGCCCATATCATTCCAGATTCAAAAAGAGGAGCACATGTATTTACTCTGACATGCTTATCATTTCCTTTGCTTGGTGTAAAGGTCTGAACTGGAATATCCATTTGTCTTAGCTCATACGTTAGTGGAAGGCCTGAAGCCTTCGCTTCGATGATTACCATCTCTGGTTTCCAATATTTATACTGGTCTAACGCCACACGACGGAGTTCTGGAAATTCATAACGCTCTTTTACACAATCTAGCAAAATTAAATTCGCCGGTTTATCTTCTTCAGGATAAAACACTCCCCAAGTGGTAATAGCAGAATAATCAGCCGTTTCTTTTTTCATAAAAGCGGTATCGTAAGATTGTATGACATAATGCAGATCAGGTGGTTTATCTTCTTCCCATTTACGCCACCATTCACGTTTAATTAAAGCTCCTTCTTCAGATGTTGGAGATTGCATCCACTGCGCGTTCCATTTTCCAACTGGTAACGTGGCTTTTACCTTGTCGAGTTCATCTTGGCCCCAATATTCAGGCCACACTGGTCCGTGGTCCATGATTGCTGGAAATTCGACTATTTCCCATTGATCGCCTTTTACTTCTTTTTGATTTTTTAATAAAATTCCTGTTAAGTCCTTTTTACTCCATCTAGTCATAACCAGTACAATCTGGCCACCGGGTTGAAGTCTTTGACGTGGACCTGATGTGTACCATTCATAACAATTCTCAAATGCATTCGCGGACATCGCGTCTTGCTCCGAGTGCGGATCATCTATAATTAATAAGTCAGCACCCCGTCCGGTGATAGCACCGCCGACACCTGCAGCGAAATACTCGCCGCCTTGTGCTGTTTCCCACCTCCCAGCGGCTTGTGAATCTTCTTGTAGTCTAGTTTGAAAAATCTTGCCATACTCTTCACTGTCAATCAAGTGTTTGGCTTTTCGACCAAATCTGATGGCGAGTTCTCCTGTGTGCGTCACCTGAATGATCTTGAGTTTTGGATTACGGCCCACCATCCACGATGGTAGCAAAAAAGATGCAAATTCAGACTTTGTATGCCTTGGTGGCATGTTGACAATTAATCTATTAATTTTCTTGTTCGCGAGATCATTAAATTTCTGTGCAATGTGTCTATGATGCGCGCCTTCAATAAAATCAGGCCACATACACTTAACAAAGCTTAAAAAATCACTTTTCGCTCGCCCTTGGATCTTCTTTTCGGCATACATTACTTGGAGTTGGAGAAACTTTTTTCTAACGTCAGCTGGAAGCTTGCTTATATCAACAGTATTTAAATTCATAAAAATTTTTTATAATTTTTTTGCACCTTTTAGGATGTTCAACATGTTTTTAACGGCATTAACTCTCTAAATCAAGCAATATAACCCAGAGTAGTGGGACCCCTTTTTATATTAAAGGGGATCGATGTTTAAGCGCGCGATTTTGTTTGGATCGGGTCTGGTACCTCTATTGAATGGGTGATCAGGGGGCGCACAACTTGTACGTGAGGGGTGAGTGTGACCCTACAGGGTCACACGTTATGTGTTCTAGCTAAACCATTGCGACTTGGTTAATGTGTTGGGTATATAGATTGCATTGCCTAAGATAATATCTTCATCAACTCCATAAGCTTGCTCATATAATCTATTCGCTTCATCATTGATTGGCAGGTTTTTACTCTTACCATCTTCATTAACTAATAATATACCATCATTAACGCTAACCATCTCAACCGTACCACCAACGAAAGCTTGTGCTTCCTTAAGTGATGGATCATCTTTAATGTCTTTGATTGTTTTTGTTATCATAACTTCTCCTGTATTGGTTAAGCCTAATCCTACACTATCCCTGTTCCGTGGTCAAGTGTTCATTTACTATATTGCGGTAAACAATAAAGCATTTGCATAAGTCCACCGAACATTATTAATATGCCAACTGTTGTATGTTCTGAATGTATTCCAAGAATTAAACCTAACATTAATAATATAAAGCCCGCTAGTATTCCGAGTAAACTTGCGATCATATATACCTCACTGTCCAACTGCCTTTAGCTGTTCTATATCCATCAGCGTCTAGATCAAAGTAAGTTATCATTTTATTGCCAACTTTACTTATAAAGTATTTACAACCCTCAGTCCATGTTGCATTTCTTGTTATCATCTTGCCATGTTTCACGGCAAAGTATGTAATCTTAAATTGTTGATTTGGTATCATGTATTTCTCCTGTATGTTAATAGGACTATCCTATACTAATAGGATAGCCCTGTCAACTGTTAATTATGCTTTATTTTATCAGTTGCATTATCAGCATGAGTTTTCAACTGTTCCAATTCTTCTTTCAATCTATTAACTTCTTTTTGGTTTTTATTTACTATGTCAATCAATTGAGTTGATTGTGCCATTAAGACAGTAATAACATCTAATATTCTTAATTGTCTATTTGAGTTTTCTAATTGTGTAAGCATTTTATTCTCCTGTATTGGTTAAGGGATAATCTTATCATGGACTATCCCTTATGTCAACTGTTAATTATGCTCTATTGCTTTTGGTTCTTCATGCCATGAAACCCCAATAAATTTAGTCATAACCTTATTAAGACTTTCAATCAAAGTAGCAGGTGCTTCACTTTCCATGATCGTATCTAAAGCCACTCGTTTAATCCCCTTCAATTTAGCAAGTTGTTTGCCTTCGGGTCTTTTCTCTATTTCTCTTTCAGCAAGTGTTTTAGCCCAAGTTCTAATTTGACTTTCACACTCTTTTACTGTGATGTCCTCATCATCATCACTACGAGACATATTATAACTCAAGTCCTCTTTCATCTTTTTAGTAGTTGCTTTCTTCTCAAAGAAACTTCGAGCTGAACCTTGCGCCTTTGCCAAACTTTCTTCGGCATCTTGTAAAGCATCAATGATCCTTTGTGCACCTATTTTAACTGCAAGTTTCTTACTTGCTTTGTCAGTTGCTTCGGTTGTGAATTGCTTGACTAGCAATTCCTGTTCTTCAATTAGAGGATCAAGGTTTCTTCTAACCTTTTCTTCAAAGTGCTCTAATTGGTATTTTGTCATTTTCGACATATTATTTCTCCTTTGTTAGTTATTATGGGATAATCCTACTATTGAAATAAGGCGATTTTAAGGCAAAATCCGGCTCAACCTGTGGTTGCATTGTTTACTATATATACCACCATCCCCAGCCACCGTCCAAGTGTATAGGATAATCCTAGTAAGGTCAAGAAGTTTATTTTAATAAAGTTGTTGCCTAATATATCTCCTATGTTATGGTGGATGTAGAAAGGATCGGGCTCCTGAGATATGAGCCTTTATATTAACTGTCTCGAGATCAGTTGCAATCTTTGGTACTGTCGCAAGATAGGTAATACCCAAAGATGCTGATCCCTGATCCATTGGACTAGTCAGGAATAATACCGGTTGATGTGCGATGGATCTGGGATCAGAAATGATCATCATTAGTAATAAACCTGGCCTGGACCAGCAATGGTCCAGGTTATTTGCTGGCTGAGTCTCCC